AGCGGGATCTGCGAAGGCATCTCGCCGATGCCTCCGGGCTGGGGGACGAGTCGGGCCATGCGCTCGTTGATGTCTTCGTCGATCACTTCTTGCCCTTCTTCTCGTACCACATCTTCAGGACATCAATCCACGTATATCGAGTCATGCCTTCATCCAGCAATGCCTTGCGGATCTTCGGTATCTCGGCATCGGGGATTTCCATGTGTTCTGCCTGCGCCTGAAGCAGCGGGATCTGCTTGCCTTCGATCTCGATGTATGCGTTCTTCTGCTGCTCTGCGCTCATTGCGGCAACAGGCAGACCCTTGACGTCTTTCCCGAGCCAATCAATTCCCATCCACTTATTCTTGACATTACCAAGCGCCAGAATCGCCTGGTCGATGATCGGCTGCTTCTCTGCATCCGACATCATGCGACCGAGTGAACTCTGCTTCGCCGCGATGGTTTCCTGAATGTTCTGTCGCAGAATTACGGACGCTTCCCAATTCTTCTTGTCGCTCTTTTCTGCGGAGGCAAGGTCGGCAAGCCCGTTGTCAATGAGCGTTCTATTGACCTGCTGCGCGTCGACGGTGGCGTCAAGAATCGCCTGCGGCTTCGCGAGCATGTCAAACAGCTTTCGGCGCGTTTCGGGCGTGAGCTTGTTGTAGTTCTCCGAGATGAACTGCGGAGTCAGCTTCGACGGGTCGGTGTAGATGACGTCCAGAACCTGCTCGTTGTTTCGGAGCTTCTCGCCCTTGAGGAGCCGCTCACGGTCGGTCGGCTTCAGCGCGCCCCACGCGATGGGGTCGACGTCGCCGATGCCGTTGGTCGGGACGGACAGGAACTGCTCGATGTTCTCGAGCTGCGTGCGGTACTCCTGATTCGCCAGGGCGTCGTCCTGCGCGAACTGCGTCCGCAGGTTTGCCTGCACCATGCGGCGCATCTCGACGTCCTCGATGCCATCAGCGATATCGAGCGCCTGTCGCAGCGTGTCGGGCTGCGCGGTCGTCTCGCCGGCGACCTGCCCATACGTCTCCGGATCGCTCTTGGCGTTCAGCACTCCCTGCGAGCGGATGCTGTTCGTCAGCTCCTCAATGGTCGTGCGCGTGCGGTTCGCTTCCACCGAGTTGCGGAGCGTGTCGTTGGTCTTCGGGTCAACGCCAGACATCTCGTCAAGGAACGCCTGCGCCTCGGCGTACTTGTTCTGCCGCATCAGGTCGCCGACCACGCCCGTCGCGACCTTGTCGTACACGCGCTGCTCCATCTGCTTCACCTGCGCGGAGTCGGCAGGGATGCCCATCTCGGCGGCAGCGGAGCGGATGCTGTTCAGGGCGACGCCGATGTTGACGTCGTACTCGTCGCGCCCGAACGGCTGTCCCGTCATCGGGTTGATGGCGTCCTTGTTGGCGTAGGCCACGACCGCCTGGTCTGCGTACATCTCGCCACGGGCGATGCCCTCCTGGACGTTGTACTTCTTGACCTGCTCGTTGCGGTGTCCGGCCATGCGCGTCTGGATCGACGCCATGTTGCGCGCGAGGACGGGCGCGAACATGCGCTTCTGCGTCTCGGTCTGGAGTCCGTCCATCGCCGTCGCGCCGATCTGCGACAGGCGTTCGGATGCGGCCTGGAACTGCGTCTCCGATTCCTTCCCCTGCGTTGACAGGTAGGCGCTCGAGAGTTCGCCGAACTGCGTCAGGACGGCGACGTCGGCCTCCTTCGCCGCCGCCTCGTCGAGCGCGTCCTGAAGGCTCGAGCCGACGCGGAACGCAACGTTGCCGGCCTGCGTCATCGTGCGCCCCAGCTCAATCTGCTGCCTCGGCGCGAGGTTCTCCATCGGCGCGACGCCGGGAGCTGCGAACTGGCCGATGTCGCCGCCGCCCTGCGGTGCGACCTGCGGAACGAATGTCGTAGGTACGGTCGGCATGGATCAGAGCCTCTGCGTTGACACGCCGGACAGGAGTTCCTCGATGCGCTTGTTGCGCGCCCAGTTGCTGCCGATGTCGGCGGCGCTTCCGAGCAGACTCGTCCCGAGTGCGAGTCCGGGGTAGATGGTGTTCGCGGTCGCGCGCAGGTTCTGCGCGGAGATGTCGCTCATCATCGCCTGCGTCCCGATGTTGAACGCCTGAAGCTTCGCCGCCTCCTGCGCGCGCACGTTCGCCGCGCTCATTGACAGGCGGTCGATCTCCGTCGTGATGTCCATGCTCGCGATGACTTCCTTCGCGGAGCCGACGCCGAGCTGAAGGCCGCGACTCGCCATCGCAGCCCGTGCGCCGGCGCGAGCCTGCGACCGTTGCGCGAGGAACGCGCTCGTCCGCTCCTGCCCCGCGCGACCGATCTCGGCGGCCGTGTACCTCGCCGCGCGCTGGTTGACGCGGCCCATCTCCGCAGCGAACGCCTGGTTCTGCGCCTGCATGCGGAGCTGGTTCTGCTGACTCTGCGCCGCATAGAACGACCCGATGGCCCCGGTGACGGCACCGAAGATCGAGACGATAGGGCCAGCCATCTCCAGACCCTGCGCCACGCCGCTCGCCCAGCTCGGTGCGGCACCGGCATCTGCCGTGCCGACGAGGAACGTCGAGGATTCGCCGTACAGAGGACTTTGTGCGCCTGCCTGTAGTGCCATGTCAGCCTCCGATTACGACCTCGAGCGTGACCCCGACGATGGTCAGCGGCAGCGGGTCAGACTGCCGCACGAACAGGTATCCGTCCGGGTTCCACGACGGCTTCAGGTCGATGCCGATCTCCTCGGTCTTCAATGCCGGCGGCGAGCCATACGGCTCGGTCGTGCGCTGCTTGAACTCAATGAGCTTCGAGTCGCTCGGGCCAGCGAAGATTCCGCTCGAGCGATACACGCGCAGGTACGCCTTGTTGAGGTTCTTGTTCCTGCCCTGCCCGAACGCCTCCATCTGGATAATCATCGGAAGCGTCTTCAGGTCGGACTGATACGGAAGACCGACCTGTACGACTGTGGCGGGACGGTCAAGGGTCACCGATCCGGACGCCACGACGCGCTGCGTCATCACCGCGCCGTCACCGAGGATCGACACAGTCTTGCCGTTCAGGTGCGACAGGCCGCCGACCGTGTCTCGCGCCCACGCCCAGGTCGCGGTCGGGACGCCACGGAACGCGGTGCCGAGCGTCTTGTCGACGCTCGCCGTGGCAACGGTCGTGGACGATGTCGCCGTGATCGTGAGCCTGTACTTGGTGCCGTCCGTGTCAGTCAGGACGATGACGTCCCCGACATCGGTCGTGGCCGGGTATGCGAACGTGGTCGCGCTGGCGGTGATCGTTAGAGTCGCCGCCGGCGTCCAATCGCTCGCGGTCGTGACGGTTACGGTCGTTGCCGTGGTGTTTGTGCCGTCGTAGGTCAGGCCGCTGTCAACGAAGAACGCATCCTCAAGCGCGTCAAAGTTACGCGACGCCATGCGTTCGACGTACCGCTTCGTCGAACCGCCGATGGTGCGGTTGACCACGACGTACAGGTAGTCCTCGTCGCCCTCGGAGACGACCGTGCAGCTCTCGAACGCGCCGTCAGTCTGGTGCTGGTGCCACGCGCCGACCTGCTGCTCCGGAATGTACGTCAGCCCGAGCAGCTTGCCGCTCGTTGACACGAACCACAGCAGCGGCTGCGGAGCCTTTGCGTAGCACATGTCAACGATCTCAAGGTCGTCGAACAGGTGCGCCGCGCGGATCGACAGGTCGCCCGTGACGAACCCGCTCGACTGCCAGGAGTAGCCAAGTTCGCGCACGTGGCCGCCGCGAGCCGCGCAGTAGACGACCGCGTTGTTCACGACCACGGGCTGCACGTTGTTCGATCCGATGTACGACTGCGGACGAACCGAGATCGTGGTCGGAGTGAGCGAATCGCTGTTGATCGGCGAGACGCGCCACTCGGCGGCATTCGTCAGCGCCAGCAGCTGCGTGAGCGGGACGAGGTGCTGGATCGTGTTGTTCTCTCGAGCCGCGACCTTGATGTTGATGCGGTCGGTGTCGAGCAGCGGAGTGTGGAAGATCATGGAACTCTCGGTTCCAGACTCCGTGAACCACATCGACTGCGGTGCCGCATTCGGGCCGGCGAACACGCGGCGCTGCTCGTAGTAGGCGACCGCTCTCGGGTACTGCGTAACGAGCGAGTTGTCATTCCTCGGGAACGTGACGCCAAGATCCGGCGCGATGTTGTTGTCCTCGAAAGATGTACCCGTCGTCGTCCCGATCAGAGCCGAGATAGCTCCAGGAGTTTCCTTGTAGATTCGATACGAGGCAACTCCTGCTACTGCCGGCCACGAAAGGGCGTTGTACGAGCCGGGAACATCGAGATTGTTTCGGACAGATCGCAGCTGAATGTCCGTACTCTCGCGGCCGTCTGCCGTGACCGACGTCACGCGGTACGTCTGCTTCGGGTACGCAGTCGATCCCGGCTGCACATAGCCGCCGCTGCTGTATGCGCCAAGTGTCGCCGTGTTGATCTGCTGCCCGGTGTCGTACCTCTTGATTTTGAACGTACTTCCTGATGCGTCGAAGACGGTGTAAAAGTTGTTGTTGATCGTGTTCGGGTTGGTGAACGTCAACTCGCCGATGAAGACGACGTCGCCGTTCGAGAATCCATGATCGGTCACCGTGGTGAAGATGCCCGGACTGCCGATGGCGACCGCCGTGATGTTGAGCGCACCGCCACGGTACGGGGTTCCGGTGATCGGCGAAGGCGAATCATTCAAACCATCAAATATAATGCTCGTCAGAGTCCAATCAGTCGCCCCGTACCGACGCAGCTCGCGCGGCTCATAGGACGGATGGACAAGCGTGACGATGTCGCCGCTCTGCACGTAGTGGATGTCAAACAGGTCGGCCGCAGCGTATGGGTTCGGGATCTCGAGAATCCCCGCCGGCATCGCGTACCAGTACGCAACATCCGGCGGCGCGTTGCCCGTGGTGGCCGCGATGCAGTAGTAGTTCACGCCGCCGCTCGAGACGAGGTCGCCGACGTCATATGCGGTCGCGCCGTTGTAGGCGGCAGGCGTTCCCGGCCCGACAGTCGCTCCCTGCGTGTGGAACCGGAAGTACCCGGCTCCCATCTCCACGACCAGCGTCTGGGTCGGGCTGAATTGGAACGGGATCAGGCGTGTCGCGGACGCGCTGTTCTTCACCTCGCGCACGAACGCGAGGCCGGGACGGTTCTCCACCGCGCCCTGCGGGAGCGCGATGAAGTTGAGCATCGTCGATGCCCCCGTCTGGTACTTGGCGTCGTCGATGCGCCCGAACATCTCCGGGCTGATCTCGCCGCCTGCGAACGAGCGATAGTACGTCCGGGTGCTTGGCATCGGTCAGCGTCCTGAAGTCCAGGGGACGATATGTTCGACCTTGACGTCGCGCTGGTTCGCGTCGGACGCGCGCGCCTGCTGAAGATACAGCAGCATCATCTGCGCGCACTTCTTCGCCTCGGCCGCACCCTGGTCGCCCTTGATGACGGGGCCGGCGAGCATCGACGCGAGGTGCCACGACAGCGCCATCGTGAACAGCGGGTCGAACTTGGTCGGGTCGTTGACGAGCGCCTGATACCGCAGGAGCGCGTTCTCCTGGTCGGTGTACAGAACCTTGTTCCCGAGCGTGTCCGTCTCGATGGCATACCGCTGCGGCACGTACTGCCCAGCGGCGAGCATCGGCGAGAAGTTCGCGTTGTAGTACGGGTATTCCGCCGGCGAGAAGCGCGTCGCGTAGTCGTTCTGCGCCTCGGGCGGCAGGACGGCGACGGCGGTCATCATGTCGCCGGGAACCGCGTATGCGTACTTCCACATCGTGTATGGCATGGTGACCTGCGCGAGCGAGGCTCGGCGCGAGGCGAAGTTCCATGCGTGCGTCTGGAGGAGGGTGTCGCGCGCAATGGGGTAGAACCGCGCGCAATGCTCTGCCTGCGCCGATCCCTCCGGAGGGTCGATGCTGGCGACGGTCGCGTCGTCCCCGAGGTGTGCGAGCGCGAGGTTGCAGATGTCCGTCACGGATGGCACGTTATTCGCTCCTTCCGAGATAAGCGATGGCGTTTGCCAATGCAATCACGTTGTCTTTAAAATTTCCGAGTCCGACATTGCATGAGTGACAAAGCAAACCACGGATTTTTCCGCTGCTGTGGCAATGATCCACGTGAAACACTGGGCCACACAATCCTCTTCGACCCCCTGGATCTGCCGTATTGCAAATAGCGCACTTGCCATTCTGTTGTTCCAGCATTTCCTGATACTTGCTTCCGGTAATTCCATGCGCCGCCTTCAACTTGGAATTGCGTTGAATTTCGGCGTTTCGTATCGGATTTTTTTTTGCTCTAATTCTTGCCACAATTGAAGAGCATGGCTTGCAAGTTGATTGAACTCCACCATTTGCAACGGCATGCTTGGAAAAATCCGAACGCGGCTTGAATTCGCCACAGCGCGTGCATCTCTTTGGATCTTTGCCAACGTAGCCCAATGTTTGCTCCCGTAGGAACAGGAGGGGCGTCGAGGTTTCCCGCCGACGCCCCTCCTGTCAAGTCACAATCCGAGGATCACTCCGATGCTTCAGTCGCGGCGGTCTTTGGCTTTCGCAGCTTGCGAGCAGGCTGCTCTGCCTCTGCTTTCTGCGCGGGGGCATCCAGATACTCGAGGTTCCCGTTGAACGGGCCGTTGTACTGGAACACATCGCCTTCCTTGCGATAGTGGTTGTCCACGAAGCAGACGACCTTTGCCTTGACGTTCGCCATCGGAGTCTCCTATCACGCCACCGAGAAGCCGGAACGGTAGAACTTCCTACCGTCCTGCACATCCTCGACGATCTGGGCAAGGATGGTGCCGGTCGTCGGGGAGGAGGCGACCACGTAACGAGCAGCAAGGTACTGCTCGCCGAGGCTGGCGATCCGGGGCGGGATCGGGACAACGAACTGCGCTCCGGCCGTCAGGCTTGCGACGGCAATGGCGCCGGTCGAGCCGATGACGGTCGTGGACGAAAGAGCTTCGTTGTCATCCGTCACGACCTGGAGATCAACGCTTCCGGTGCCGGCGAACGCGATGACGACCGTGAACACCATGAACAGGTTCTCACCCATTCCGATGTCGCGAGCGCCGCCGTTGTTGGCAATCGCCGTGGTGACGGTTGCGAGGCTGATGACGTCGGTGGAGTTGGCGTTGGCCGTGATCGGCCCCTGTCCGGTGATGGCCGAACCAGGGTTGTTGGTACCCGACACGACGAGAAGACGATCAGTAATCATGGGAGTATTCCTTCCTGTCCCCTATCAGGAGACGACGGCTTCGGTGTTGATGATGGCGTCGACCTTGCGGAGCGGCACGCCCTGGAAAGTCAGCCAGCTATACGGGGTGCCGAACTGCGAAAGACCCTCGTTGATCTTGAGGACGTACTGGCTCTTGTCGAGCGCAGCAATCGCAAGACCGCTGTGGACGGTGCGGTTCATGTAGAACGCGGCGCGACCCATCGCCATGTTGGGGATGCGGTACAGGGCGCGGCTCATCAGCTTCATGATGGCCGTCGCAGCGCTGGGAAGCTGCGTCGTTGCCTGCGCCATCAGGTCAACCGTGTTGATGTTGCAGATGCGGACGACGTAGCGCCAGTCCTTCACGACCAGACCGTTCTTCCACTGGTAGCGGGTGGCGTAGGCCTGGAGGCGCGTGCCATCGCTGTTGTAGACGGTCTGCTCGCCGAGATCCTCATGCATGAGGCCGGCCGCACTGCCCTTCGGGAACGGGCAGTAGACGGTGTTGTCGCCCCACACGACGAGGTAGATCGAGGTGTTCGTGGTGGCGTCCGAACCACCGGCAGACAGGATGTTCTGCGAGTTGTTCGGCGAGCCGGCACCGATGTCCGAGTAGCGCGGCGCGAGGCCGAGGAACTGCTTCGGGTCGGTGGCGGGGTTGCCGTAGAACAGGGTGGTCGCCTGCGTCTGGTTCATCGCCTCGAGGAACGCGACGTCCTCGGACAGGCGGAACTGCGCCGTGTTGCCGTTGAGCATCGCGAGATCCTTGTCAACCTCGCTGCGAGCCTCGAGGATGCCGCAAGCCTCGTCGACCTGCGCGGTCACGGACTTGCTGCTCGGGATGCCCTGGTTGAGCGCGCGCCAGTACACGGCCGGGAGGCCGGTGCGGATCACGACGCGGTCGCCGGTCGGGAGGTTGCCCTCCTTGAAGACGCAGTCCTCGAGGATCTCGTTGGTCTGCGAGAGAAGTTCCGCGACGACCGGAACGCGGCCCTCGGGATCGGTGCGCTTCGCCCAATCGGCGAGCGTCAGGTTGTTGGTCGAGAGAGTTGCCATTGCTTGTCCCCTTTCGTGGGATTAGGTGTTTGAGTAAAGAACGTCAGCGAAATCGGAGAAGCCCTTCGGAGCGCCCTTGCCAACGGCAGGAGCGCCACCGACGAACCGATCCTCGCTGATCGCCTTGCCTGCGCGGTACATAAACCGGATCACCTCCGGGTGATCGCCCAGGCCGGACTGATTGAGCAGACTGCGGAGTTCGGCGGTGCCGAACGCATCGAGCGCCTTCTTGGCAACGCCGAGGTTCTCGGAGAGCTTGTCGCCCCCGAACTCCTTGTCGCCTTTGGAGTTGGTCACCCACTCCGCTCGAACGGCCTCGATCTGCGCCTGCTGACGCTGGGCCATCTTGGGGGCCATAGCGTCGAGGACGCGCTGCGCGGCTTCCTGCGACAGGTTCAGCTCTTTGGCGACCGTGCTATACGCCTCCATGACCTCGGGGTCGAACGCTCGACCTTCCTCGGCCTTGAACTCGTACTTGTCCGGCGCGCCCTGCGGCTTGGTGTCCGCAGCCGGCGCATCGGTCTTCGCATCGGTCGCCTCGGCCTTGCTCGCAGCGGCCGCATCTGCGGCTTGCGAGTCCTGGGTCGCGGTCGCCTTCTGCTCTCCCCCGTACAGCTTCTCGGCCGTCGCCGCGACGCCGGACGGGGACTCTGATGCAGGAGCGGCTTGTGTGGTGGTTTCAGCCGTTTCCATCATCATTGGTTCGCTCATCGGTCTGTTCCTTCATCATGGTCGGGTAATGCTCGGGGCAGCAACCGTGGACGATTGCCAGCATCCGAAGTCCCGAGTTCCGTGCGCCTTCCGAGAACGCCATCGTCATCGCGTTGGTGTTGAACGATGACCGGAACACGCCTGCCTGGTCGAGCATGCGCCAGACGATCCGCCTGCCGCGCCTGCTCGCCATGAGCCACTTGACGTCCGATTCCTCGGCCTCCCTCGCCAACCTGTCGCGCAGCTCGCGGTTCTGCTTGTCGCGCTCCTGCCCACGCAGGTCGAGAGGGTCGTACTGGCTCACGGCCGAAAGATATCTGTGCGTCTATTTCTTACGGTTCCCGTTACGTGCTGGTGATCTTGAGGTTCCACGCCTCGAGCGTGATGAACTCGTTCGCGGTCGCGATCTGCCCGGTGATGGCGAACGTCTGCGCGATTCCGAATCCGCCGGTCGGCGTCATGGTGACGTTCGCTCCGGTCGACGCTCCGTGTCCGGGGGCAGCAAGGGCGTTCGAGACAAGGGTCGTGGCGGTGTTCGCCCACGCCTGCTTGTCAAGGGACACACTCACGTTCGATCCGGCAACCGCCTGCGAATACCATCCAGCATCGCCGATGTTGACCTTGAGGGTCTTGTTGTTTGCGCTTCCCGTCATCGCGAACAGCGCATCGATCTCAAGTTCCATACCGAGCTTGATTCGGTTCGCCGGGATGGTCGCCGACCCGAGGGTGATGTCGGTGCCAACGACCGACACGGTCGGGGTGCCGAGGCCGGCAGCGAACGGGTAGTTGATGGTGATCTTTGTGGTGGCAGCGCTGACGTCGGTGACGGTGTACAGGCCGTTGACACCAGTACCGCCAGCCCAGGTGACGCGAACGAGCTTGTTCTGCGCGACGGCGTTGGAAAGGCCATGCACTCCGGCGCTCACAAGACGGACGCTGCCGCTGCTGTCCTCGTAGGTCAGCGTGGCGAACGTGGCGGCCGGGGCAACGATGGACACGGGCGTCGTTGCGCCGAGGTAAATCGGCTCGTTCCGCATGATCTGGAAGTACAGCTCGCTGCCGTCATCGTCCTTGATGCCGACGACGTCGTTGGTCGTGCTGTCGTAAAGAAAGTTCGTACCGGACTTCATGTAAGGCATGGTGGTTCCTTCGTTTAGAGTTCGACCCCGGACGGCGAGCCGTACCCGGAGAACATGTTCATCACATCGGTCAGGGCGTTCTGGTTCCCGGTCGGGGAGGCCGCCATGTTGCGGACGGTCTTCGACTGCTGCTCCATCGCGGCGGCCTGCTCCTTCGCGGCCGTCGCCTGGTTGCGAGCCTGCCGCAGCACGGCGACCTCCTTGTCGGCGATGATGAGCGACGGGTCGACGCCGAGCATGTCGGCGTAGATGTCTGCCCATTGGTCGCTGTCGAACTTGTCGAGGATGTCGGGCTTCATCTGCGCGATGGAGCCGAGGTTCCCGACGAAGCGGTCGACGGCGTTGGTGCCGATGGCGCGCTGCGCCTGCGCGAGCATTGACACGAACTCGACGTTCAAGTCCATGCCCTGCAATTCCTCTGGTGCCGGCGGCAGCATGCCGCTCTGCACCATGCGCGTGAACGTGATGTCAATGAGCGGGTCGAGCAGCTCGTTGTGCAGTCGCTCGAGGACGGGGCCAAGCATGAGGAGCTTCTCCTCATGGCGCTCGGCGACCTCGGTCGCAGTCATGCGGGTGTTGGGCTGCGTCGCCAGCATCAGGAACAGGTCGGCGTAGAACGCGCCACGGACGCGCTCGCGGACGTCCTGAATGTCCTGGAGCAGGTAGTTCAGGTTGAGGTTCACCTCGAACGCGCTGCGGATTCCCTGCGATGCGCCGTCGACGAACGTGATCCCGCCGGGGAGCGTGTCGACGTCCCGGTTCTTCATGCCGGCCGACACCTGAAGCGGCGGCTTGGTCTGGTAGTCGATGGCCTGCGCCTTGCGGAGCTGCTCGTGCTGGAGCTGCTTGATGTCGCCGAGCGCCTCCATGCCGGGGCTGTTGCCGTAGATGTCGCCGCCGACCACCGACCAGCGGGGGCAGACGGCGGGGAACTGCATGAACCCGCTCTCGCGCAGGAACACGCCGTCCTCGCCGCCGACCTCGAAGTACCACGAACCGAACGGCATGTTCTTGCCGTCGCGCTTCGACATGTCGCGGTCGGCACGAGGCTCGATGGCGTGGATGACCGGCACCCATTGGTCGAGGTTGCCCGTGCGGTACATGTTCTGCACCGACACGCTGCACTTCTCGAGGCCGAACTCCTTGACAATCTGCAAGACGGTCATCTCGAACTCGCGGTACAGGGTGCAGACTCGCCCCTGCGCGTCGGTCGAGATGCAGTACTCGCCCGTCGTGAGCGGGTAGTGGTGGATGACCTGCTCGAAGTCGGGCAGCACGATGCTCGCGCCCGTGCCGAACGCGCCGAGTTCCTCGTACATCAGGTGCAGCGAGCGGTAGGTGTTCGACTTCTGGAACACGCGCTGCATGCGCTTGGTGACGTCGTCGAGCCAGAGCTTGACGGGCTGGTACGAGTTCAGCTCCGGGTCGGGCGTCGCGAGCCGGAACCATTGCCGCGCCGGCGACGTCGCGCCCGACATCAGCCCCGCGCCGAGGGTGCGGAGCGCGCGCGTCCCGGTGTTGTCGTAGATCGCGTTGTGGCGACGCCATCCCTTGTCGCGATCCTGGCGGAAGTAGCGCCCGTTGCGCGGGAGCAGGTAGGAGGTGATCTCCTGCCAATGCGCGAGCCACGACGCGCGCTCGCTCTTGAGCTGGCCCCACCGGGTGAACAGCCGATCCCGCGTGGGAGCATCGGGATACGACGAGTTGTCTCCGGTGTACTGGCTCATGGGTCAGCCTCCGAGGAGCGACGAGCGCCCGAGCTGGAGATCCTGCGGGTTTACGCCCATCGGCCCGGTGAGCATGGTTCCGGACGGGCCGCCCATGCTTCCCTCGGCGGCGTTGTCCATGATGGCGGCGATGTTCGGCTTGCGGCGGTTCGCTGCCGACATGGCGATCTCCGACTGCCGCTGTTGGCTGCGAGCCTGCGCGGCCGCCTCCGTTTGCGCCTGCTGCTGCTGCTTCATCGCCTTCTTCTGCGCGGCGGCACCTCGCTCGCCGGCGTAGATGGAGTATCCGGTGCCGGCGGCTGCGGCGCCCGCAGTTCCTGCCGCCAATGCGCCAACCGCCAAAGCGCTGCCCGCACTTGCGCCAAGTGCGGTTCCGAGCGCGGTCAGTCCGCTGATTACGAAGTTCCGCTCGCGGCGGGAGGAGAGGTCATGGATGCGTCGGATTCTGTGGTCGAACATTGGAGAACCTTCAGGAAAGTGCGTTCGCTCACCTCGTAGCCGAGCCTCTGGAGGATCGACCCTGCCGGACTCCCGGCCTCGAGGACGATGTCTGACATGCATGCGACGTGCGCCCCTTGCTCCTTCGCCCACCGCTCGAACTCGAGCAGCAGGCGGATGCCCTCGGGGCGGCCACGGAACTCCGGCTGCATCCACCAGATATGCTCGAGCGCGATGCGCGAGCGTGGGCTGAACCATGTCGGGACGATGGACGCGCACATGAACCCACGGACGGCGCCGTCAACCACCGCCACCCAGACGCGGCCCATCGCAGCAAGCTGGAGAATGGCGTGCTTGACTTCATCGCGATCCACGGGAAGAACGGACGCATACTTTGTGCCTGACATGAACTCCATGCACATGTCGGCAATTGCCTCGACGTCCTGTTCGGTTGCCTGCCTGACCATGACTCTATTCCTCCATGATG